TCATTTGACGAAGAAAAACGCGCCAAAAACCACGTAGATCAAAAACAATGGATACACATAGCAGCCGAGCCGCTGGTCGTCTTCTCCTGTTCCCATGAACAGAAAGAAGCCCATAAATGCCAGTCCGATCAAACCATAGATCCATACCATAGCCGAACGCTAACTGGCACACCGTGCGGCCGCAAGTAACATGATCGACCAGCTTGACAAATTTGTCATAATTGATTGAAAACGCAACGAAATTCTCCCTTGGTGGGGAGCTTTTTCGCTTTGTGATTTTGAGCAAATCAAGTAGGCTCATCAGTGGGCGTGATAACCCTGACCTGAACACAAGGCCGTCCCCTGCAAGGGATGGTCTTGGTCGCGAGTGAAGCCCTGCAAGGCTTCTTTCGCCGAGGTGTGCCTTAGCGGGCAGACCTAACTCGGCCATCAATATGGCCGGGGGCGGAAGCTATGTCCAGTGGGAAACCATAAAATCTTTCGGCTTGTCGTTCAGGCAGGTTATCACCCCCCGGCTGCACTGACTGAATCGGTGCGCGGGCCGTGATAGCCCCCTACCTGAACGAGACCAAACCAATGAACATCCATACCCAGACTGCCACCGCCCGAAGACGCGGCGACTACACCCAAGACATCCGCTACGCCTACTTGGAATGGCTGCGGTTCGAAGCCAGGCTCCTGCAAATCGAATTGATGCCGGTTGCCGACCCAGAGGCGGAATACAGCCCCATGGGCACATTCGCGGCCAAGTTCCATCACGACGCATGGGCGGACCCCAAAGCCGTTCCACAGCCATCCTCGCGGGCGCTGGCCGTGCTCGAGGCGGCCGGCGTCAAGATACCGGCCAAGGCTCGGAGGGCGGCACGATGAACGCCCACACGAAACCCGAAGCCATCGATAGCTCGATCGTGCCGCGCGCCGTGGTCCAAACGTTGGACATGGAATGCTGGTCGCTGCACCATGAAGCACACATCCTCGTCACGCTAATCGAGGATATGCAAAAGAACCTCATGGCTTTGAAGAAGATCGTCGGCTACGACTTCACCGCCAGCGCCCAAGTCAGCCACGTCCTGCACCAAGCCTATCAGGTGACCGGTACCGCGGATAAACTGCGGGAAGAGGTCGACAAGATGGTGTGAGCCAACAAGCGTCCGGCTTCGGTCGCCAATTGACATTCACGTCGGATCGACCTATGAGGGCACCTGCAGCACAGTTCTGCATCGCCTCCGGGCCATGTCCTTAGATGGACACTTCGACGTAATGCATCGCTTTATAGCGAACACGAAGACCTAAATCATCGCGGCGATGTTTTGGGGTGGCAAAATGCGCTTTGAGCGCGGAGGAGGTATCGACATGGATCAATCATCACTCGCTGAAATATTCCTCGAACAGGCCAACTGGCGCGATCAGAAAGCGGCAGAATACCCGGACGATAAGCGGAATGGGGAAGCGGCTGCGCTTTATCGTCGGCTCGCCGAGACCAGTGCATTCGTCCCCGACGATGTCTTAAGCGCGACCGAAGATCTTCACGAGGACGTAACCGACGCCGAAGTTTGGAACGAAATGTTGAAGCACGTCGGCTTCTCGTCAGCGCCTTCATCTGCAACGGAGTTCTTGCAGCGCTTTATAGCGGCGCGCACGTCGTAATGAGCCCGGCCCTGGCCGACAATGCCGGCCGGGGCCGGCAACCTACCGTGCATTCGCAGCGGCCGCGCGCGCTTCCTTCAGCCGGCGCGTCTTTTCGATGCGGGCGGCGTATTCCGATAAAACAATAACCTTGAAAGCCGAATTCGTGACCTCGCGCCTGACGTCCGGATGCACGCGCTTGAACGCTGCGTTGGCAGCTTCTAAATTTATCATTTTGGGAATCTCCTCTGGACTGGGCCAACAACGCGCCGCGAGCGCAGAAGGTTCCGAGGCCGATCAGGATGGGACCGCGTAGAAGCGCGCCAGCGCGCGAGTCCAATGCCACTCCCCGGATTGCAGTTGGGAGCGTAGCGCCTGGGATAGCAATCGGGTCGCAGCCGCCTCGGCGCGGAGTAGCCTGCTTTCGTCGACCAGGGTGTGAAAGTCTTCTATCAAGTGCGAGAAGTTGCTCACGGCGAACCTCGGTGCAGATCAGTGACGTCGCCGAACAACGAAGTGAGAGGATTGTTCCCGACGGCTCCGGCCGGCTTCGGTCGGCCGCTTGACTATCGCATGCGGTGTGTCAGGGTGCGCGCATAAGGGGCGAAATTGCATTCGCCAGCGGAGCTATGGACGGACAGACCTTTCTCAAGGAACACATATCGATCGGTGGTCAACTATTCCTACCGTACGCGGCATTGCCGGAGTCGATGTGGGAGAAGCTTGCAGTCCGAACGCCGCTGCATCTCAAAGTATTTACTCCGGACTTACTCAACAACGACTTTTTTCTCCTGTTTGAAAAGGAAACTGGGCTATACTGGCTGATTACATCCTTGCAATCTAGGCAGTCTTTGCCGCGCCGCGGGGTATCCTTTGACGGCCTACAAAAACTAGGCCTTCCTGCTGCGCTTGAGCAGCTGCCAAAGCCAGAGGAGTGCGTTGATATTTCCGCTAATCCAGTGGCAATAGCACTTGCCGCTGACCTTCATTTTAAGCCTGGCCCAGCGATCATGGGGCGCTTCCCGATGGGGCACGACCAACAATCAAAGGAAAGTCAGCGCGATGCGTCGGAAGCTGCCACAGCGACCATTCTAAATTGGGCCGAAAGGGAGTGGAATACCTTGGAGAATTCGCGAATATTCCTGAGCCACAAAGGCGTGAATAAGCCCTTGGTGGAAAAAATCGACGCGGCTCTAAGGCAGATTGGATTGAAAACCTGGCTCGACAAGTATGACCTGCCCGTTGGGGAGGCCTTGGTCCGGAATGTCGACGACGCCTTCGCTAGTTGCAGGGCCGCCGTTTTCTTTATAACGGGCGATTATGTCGACGCGGGCGTAATTCGTCTCGAGATCGATCGAGCTCGCAACGACAGCATTACGCGATCAACCCCTCTGAAAATCATACCGTTGGTCCTTCGCCAATACGGCGGCACTGACGCTAACGTCCCCGAGCCACTACGGATTCTAAAGTGGGAAACGGTTGATGATATCGACATTCTCCCCACGATAATCCGAAGCATTCCCTCGGATTTACAGTCAATGATCAAATATACTGTAACGCGATAAGGTCTCTACTCATTGCTGTGCCGCGACGCCGGCCTCATCTCGGCGGATCGCCGTGCCATTGTTCGTCTTCGGAGTGACGACAACCGCGTACATCCCCTTTTCTGTTGCAACGCCGGCGACATGCGCGTTACCACTGCTGAAATCCAAGTCGTCCAGCCAGCGGGCGAATTCCTGCCAGTCGGTTGCTGGCCAATTGGGGAGGTCAGTAAAGTCCATGGATCGTCCAATCGTAGGTGATGCCAAGCTGATTTATGATGGAGCCGAGCACGGAATTGTCGGCTACCGGATAGAGCCGCAGCGCAACTATCAGGGCATGCGCCTGGGCCTCGGGGTGATGACAGGGAATTCGCTAGACCTCTTCAATGCTCAACGAGCAACAAAGGTCACGCTGCAGCCGACGAGCGGCAAGGCCTCATTCGACATTACGGTGACCGATGCTAGCATGACGTCGATGCACGCTTCATTTATGGCGTCGGGCACAGTGTTCGATCTGTGAGAGCGAACGCTACCACCCCTCACTCCTCCGCCGGCCTCCAACCCGATTGCGCCGACGTGCCGATCTCAGTCCAGTTCTTCCGGCGCAATTCGAACATGCCGCGCACGCCTTGGCTGACGCGCTCGGCGATCTCCTCGATTGCAGCATCCTTCAGGCTGGCGCTACGCGGCTCGACCAGTGCACGCAAAACATGCTTCTTCGTGGGTCAGCAGAACGATGGCGACGTGCTGCGCGATTTCGTCGTTGCTCATGGGACTCGCTCATACCGCGGCCGCCATCCACGCCCCATCCCAGCCGACATCATTCGGCTGGCGGTATAGACCTGATCGCGCAAGAAATCCGCATCGAGCAGCAGTTCGTGAATGACGGCGCGCGCGTCGCCGCCGTGCGCCTCGAGCAGCGCGTCAATGATGTCAACTTCGGCTGGTGCAGGTGGCGCCGGCGGGTCGGGGAACATCGATAGCTGCAGCATAGGACATGATTCCTCTTGTGGAATATGTTCCTAGTTTGTTCACGTTTATGGGCGGGTGTCAAGGAGGAATGAAATGCCGACCGCGGCTGCGACCTGTATGAGACGGTCGAAGTGAACACATGTCTCTTAGGCAACCAATACAGCACTTCCGCGTTTTAGGGTCAGTCTTATCGACAAGGAGTTAGGCCATGCTAACTAAACGGGTATCAATGCTGCTATTCGCGTCGGTGTTTTGCACTGCAATGCCGGCTTCGATTACTGTTTCTCAAGCTGCAGAGCTTCGTTGTGACAGGTTATATAATCACAACGACTTGAGGCAACGTTGCATGGACGATCAGCGAAAGAAAAAGCTGATCGACCGCACCATCACCAACAGTGTGAAATCGAAGACAAACGCAAGCGCGAAGGGCGTCAACAGCAACAACGACAACGGTGGTGATGACGACGGTACGAACACAGGTTCGGCCGATACCGATCACGACAATGGGCATGGAAATGATCCTGGCCACACGGACCCGAGTAATCCGGGCCAAGGTGTCGGAAACCATGGCACCGGCAATAATGGCCATGGCAACAATGGCAATCACTAAGCCCCGCTTCAGACACCTGCCTGCCGCCTGGTGGGCGGGTGTTTGAATGTTAATAGCGGCGGGCTTACTATCCTCCCGCCCTCATCGCCCGCCCGCCTTGCGATCACACGAAGAAGTTATCCGGCAAACCCTTGATCACCGTCCGGTACCAACTGACGACTTGCTGCGCCGTGAATGTGCCTGTCAGCGCATAGGCTTGGAAGTACATATGCAAGTCATAGGGCGTCGCGTACATCGATCCAGCCGTGGGAAAGACGTAAGTGTATCCGTTATGATATTCGATATCCAACTGTGAAGCCCGGCCGACCGACAGCGCATAGCTTAACCGCGCAGCTTTGTCCTCAGGCCAGACTGCAGGGTCTTCCCATTGCCAAGGGCAGGCAATGTCTTCATGCCGAAGGATGGCGTCACTGAAACCCACGGCGTCTAGTAGGCTATATGAGATAGTCATCGTTGGAAATCCTTGGGCGCCAACCGGCGCGCGTGGTTGGGGGGTGGCTAAAATATCAGCTTGCTCGGGTCGAAATCCGGGTCGTCGAAGATCGATCGCTCGCCGGATCCTGCGACAGCGCGGCCAACGGCCATGATGCTGGCCGCGGCTGGGTCAATCCGGTCTTTCGACCGCTTCTTCGTTGGTCGGCGATTGCCGCTGGCGTCTGAGTCGAGCACGACATTGCCAACCGCCCAGCGCAGCAGCGGATTGCCGCCATGCGCCAGCCGCCGGCTGAACATCATGTCTTCGAAATCGATGACTGGCCGGGCATAGGTCGCCAGGTTCTGCGGGAATTCGGCAACGGGGAAACCGTCGTCTTCAAGGTGCTTCATCACGTCGGCAGCGGACCAGCGATCGAAGGCGATTTCCCTCACTTCAAGGCGAGCACAGAGATCACGCACATGCGCCTCGACCATCGACAGGTCGACGGTGTCGCCAGGGCACGCCGTCAGGAAGCCGTGTTCGGCCCAAAGGGCATAAGGTGCGCCATCCGCGTCGGCACGCTTGCGGATGCCACTCTCTGGCGCGAAGGACTGCACGTGCAATGCCCACCGTCCATCTTCCATTTCGATCGCTGCAGCGACGGCTGTGAGGTCGATTCGGCTTGATAGGTCGACCGCGAGCCAGGCCCGCTTGCCGGCTAGGAGTTCCAGGTCGACCGGGTCTGCGTTCTGGTCCCACACTTGCAGATCCCAAGCCGGTTCGGCCGCGCCGTCAAGCCAGATGTTCAGGTGCAGCTGCTTGAACATCTCTCGGTCGGCCGGCCGGTGCTCTGCTTCTCGCACCATCTGCCGCATACCCTCGATATCGGGGTAAGGCGGGCTGCAGAATAAGCCGGGGTTGACCTTGCGCCACACCGCCTCATCCTGCCAGTCAGCGCCGGTTTCCGGTTCAAAGATAATGGGGAGGAATGCTTCGTCGACAATCGCGCCCATCGCCACCTGTCTGGCATAGGAATACATGTCGTACGCCAGGTTTTCGTGACCGATGCCGGCCGTGGTGGTGACGACCAAGAGCGAGCCGGGCGTCTTCACCAAGCCGGTCTTGATGGCGTCCCAGAGGTCGCGCTTCTTCCAAGCGTGAAGCTCGTCGACGAGCACGAACGCTGGCGTCCTGCCGTGGGCCGTAGCGGCATCAGCCGACATGGCGCGGTAGAAGGCGCCCGATTTCTTGTGTGTCAGCCGGTTCTTGGTGTCCTGAATCTGGAATGCTTCGTCAAGGCGAGGATGCGCTCGGATCACGCCGACCATTTCTTCCAAGGCTATGCGCGCCTGGTCACGATCGACGGCCGCCGACATGACCTGCGACCGCGGAATCCGCTGGCCTGAGAATGCCGTATGCAGCATGGCGAGCGCAGCGCCGAGCGTCGTCTTCCGATTGCCTCGGGGGATCAGCGCGAAGACGGTCTTGATGCGTCGCGTGCCATCTGGCCGGGTGTCGCCATAGACGCGGCGGATGATCCTCTCCATCCATGGGTCAAGCTGGAACGCGTTACCGGGCAGCGTCGATTTCGGATGGCGAAGTGCTCGGATGAAGCGGACGGCAGCCTCGCCCTTGCCGTGCGGATCGGGAATTCGGCTGTTATCGAATAGCCAGGCGGTGTGGTCAGAGATCGCCAAGGGCGTCGTCTTCGTCATTGCCAGCGGCGCCTCCCTTGTTTTTCGCTCGGGATGCAGGCGTCAAACCGAGCTCGCCGGCGAGGCGCGCGAGGGTCGCGTGACATTCCTTGAGGATGGTGGTCTCCGGTCGACGCTTGACTTCACCCGATGGTGACACCAACGTGAGACCGTGCAGCTTGATGGCGTCCTCGCAATCGACAATGCGCGAGACGACGCGGCAGTAGGCGTCGACTATTGCAAGCTCATGAGATGCGATTTTTCGTTGCGCGACGAGCACGCCGAGCACCTTCCGCCATTCGGCGGCGCCCTTTTCGGGCATGTTTTCGGGCACTGAAGGCACCCTCGAAAGCGCCCCGTCCAGCGCCGAGATGCCGGGTTTCCGACCTCTGGCCATGGGATGAAAATCCTATTTAGAGTGAATTGCGAAGGAATGCCCCGTACGGTCTACGTCCCAGCTAGCCAAAGTTGACGACCAGCCCCGGTTGGGCTAAGCTGCAATGCAACTTGGAGGGGAGCTATGGAGAAGGACGAGATTCGAGAGACGCTGAAGCGCATTCTACGTCGTGAACTAGACGATTGTGAACGCGCGTTGAATAACGAAGATCTAGATGAGGCGAAGTCGCGGTTTGATGATGGCCTCCGTAAGCTCAAGCGCCTGTTGAAAGCGATTTAGCGCCTCGGATGGCCAAACCCGCCTTCGGTCTTGGCGGCCTTGCGGCTGTTGCATCCTCGCGCCATGGGTTGCCAGTTGTTGCGATCCCAAAACAATGTCTTGTTGCCCTTGTGGGCTTTGATGTGGTCGACCACGTCAGCCTTGCGTCCGCAACCGCATGCGCATAGCGGGGCACCAAGCCGGGCAAGGAAAGCTCTGCTCTCGTCGCGCCATCGCGCGTCATAGCCGCGTGCAGCAGCGCTGCCTCGGCTCGCCTCGTAGGCGGTAGCGCGCTTCACCTTGCATGGGCAAGGCTGTCCTTTGGGCATGGCAATGCCGCAGGCGCAGATCTTCGTTGGCATGCTGTTCTCCCTGATGATGCGGGCTGGCACGAATGCCAGCCCGCTAAGCCCTTCGCTGATGGAAAAATCAGCCGGTGCTCGCGATCATCGACGATTGGACGGATTACCGAATAAACGGTGGCGGGCCGCATCGTCGCACTCTGCTTTTGGGTTGACCGCTTTGCCCGCAATGAACCCCGCCGAATTAAGCGACAGGTCGGGAAGCAGCGCTGCCCTTGACGATGGTCGCGCCGGCCGCGATGCTAGTGCCGAGTTGAGTGTCAGCACCGGGCGAATGTAGCGCTTGAAGCCGCGGTAGCCGACCTTGTATGCGGTGCTGGCCGCAAGAGCGGTGGCGAAACTGCCGTGCAGGTCAGCGGCCGCGACATCCGTGAATGTCGAGTTGTCGTCGCTTTCCTGCAACTTCGGCGTGAAGTTGCCAGAAGCGACGATGGCGCCCGTGGAAATGACGACCATTGCCGAATTGAAGCCCAAAAGGTCGACGGCGGTGCCGGTGGCGGTGGCGGTCTGAACGGCAGGGGCGATCGACTGAACGATGCCCAAGTTATTGTATAGGTCACGCATTGCGATATCCTTATGGAAGAGAAGGGCCGCGTGTCGGCGCGGGCTGTAGAGGAGATCGGGAATTATTCCCGATTATGATCAGGTCGAGATCTTCATTTTCTTGAACTTCGAGGCCTGGATGACACCGGCGCCAAGGCGCCTGGTTGCATGCACCCTTGTGATTCCGGAGGTCGCGAGTAGATACGGGTTGACGAGGATCGACATGGAGAGACGATCAACGATCCGATAGCCGCTGAAATCGCCGAAGATGATCGGGAACGCGTTGCTGGCGATATCCGGCATGTCCGGCAGTTCCACGACGGGGCGGCCAAGGATGGTTTCTGGCTAGCCCGCCTGGTACGACGGCTGCCATAGGTAGTTATTCTGGCCGTCCTTCAGCTTGCGCAGAGCGGCCAACGTCGTCCCATTCATGCCCCACGAACCGCTGTTTCGGTACTGCGCCGGCAGCGAATACATGATCCCGATCATTGCGTCGGCCGCGATCGTGCTGCCCGAACCGGACACGACAAAACCGATGTCGGCGTTGGTCATCAGGCCTTCCGGCTGCAATGCGCCATCGCCCGATACGAAGGCCGTGCCCTCTTTTTTGGCGAAATCCTCCGAAAGAGCCATCCGCACTTCGGCCTCCGCTTGGCCGGCAGAATCAGCCAAAAGCTGGTTGCTGATGTCCGTGTAGGTGTTGAGTTCCTTTACGGTAATCTCCACCTGGCCGAACGCGGGCTCGCTACCGGTCTGCGCCTGCGTCTCGCCCTTAAACGCGGCATTCGTGATGCCGGTGCGCTTGGGATAGGAGACGGACGGCGCGCCGGTGGAACGAACGCTGGCGACGGAGCGAACCGGGGAGATCAGGGTAATCTCACGGATCATCTCGGTGGACATTTCCTTCGGCGCGAGATAGCCGCCCTGCGGGTCTGAACTTACTGTAAGGGTCTTGATCTCGTCCGCGGGGGCGGCATTGCCGTGGCGAAGATACGTGGCAAACGCCTTCTGCTCGGGGGTCGGTTCGTCCTTGGCGTTGCCCACGATCGCCGGGCGGGCCAACTTGGTTTCGGCCTCGTCGAGGCGCTTGGTCACGGCCTCGATGTTGTCGTTTGCGGCCTTGAGTTCGATGGCGAGATCGTCGACGGATTTGGTTTCAGCAGTAGCTGCAGTCATGTGGAGTTCCTTCACGTTGGAAATGCGGGCGGCGGGGTGGGCCGGGATTGCGACCAGCGAGCATTCGACAAGCTCCAGGTCAGAGATGGTGCGGCCGCCACCTTGGCGGGGCGCAGACTTCTTGGTCATGAAGCCGATGGAAAGCCCTGTGACGGCCCTAGCCTTCACCAGGGCGCGGACCTCATCGGCGCGCACCACCTGGCCGACCAGCAGCTTGCCGCTGATCTTGAGGCCGTCAGGTTCGATAGCGATGCCGTCCCAGACGCCCACGGCTTGCGCCTGGTCGTGGGCAAAAAGCATGGGCATGGTCTTGCCGATGGCCCCGGCGAAAGCGGCGGGCAGGATGTCGTCACCGACACGATCAGGGCTTGCGAAATCCCATGCCTTGCCGGTAATAGCGCCGGTGTCGTCAGTCTCGAATGCGGCCTTGAATTCAAGCCGCTCTAGATTGGACATTGGTGTCCTCTTTAGGTTTGTTGTCGTTGACCGGCTTGTCGGCGCCAGCCGGTGAGATTGCCGGGTTGATGAACTGGTCACCTTCCGCGTACGGAGGCAGGCCTTCCCAGACGCGGGCCTCATTCGGATTGATCACCCTCGCCGAAATCATGGACGAGTAGGCAGTGGCCCTAGCGCCGATATCAGCGCGGGTGAGGTCGTCACGGTCGAACCGGATGCACATCGTCTTGCGCTCGGCGTCGGTCAGCAGCGCCCGCTCGAATGCCGCCTCGAGCGCCTGGAGCCAAGGCTCAAGGCTGTAGACCAGGAACTCGCGCCCCATTGATTCAGCGTTGGACCACGTTGCCCGCGACATCTCGTAGATCATCGATGGCGGGACTCGGAAACATCTCGCGATCTCGTTCAACTGGAAGGTCCGGTTGACGGTGAATTCGGCGTCGGTCGACTTCATGGCCAACGCTTCAAACTTCAGGCCGTCGGGCAGGATTGCCGTTTTGCCAGCGTTGTCGCCGCCGCCGAAGGCCGCCTGCCAAACCGCCTTCACCTTTTCGATGGCGCCCTCACTCAACTGTTTCTCGGTCGAGAGGAAGCCGCCAGGCCGGGCGCCGTTGGCCCATAGGCCGGAGACGTACGACTCCATGTTCTTACTGGCCGTGATGGCGTCCATAGCGAGCGAGAGCGGCGAGCGGCTGAACGGGCCGCGAACATGGATCACATCGGCGGCGTTCACAGGCTGATTGTCCACCAGGTACGATGGCTCGCCGGTCGACTGGTCGTAAACGACCTGCATAATCGATGGCCTGTAGTGAATGACTTCCCGCGGCTGTCGGCGGACCTTGACGACATAGGCCAGCCCGCCGTGATCGTTCATGAGGGCCTGCGCCGTGAGATCGCGGACCAGTTCGAAACCGCTGGTCCATGCGTTCGCCTGGCCGCGCAGAAGCACCGCTGCCGGGTGATCGGGAACGTCGACCTCGGCGTCGCCTTCGCGCTTTTTGACCTTGATCTCGAGGCATGCGGCCGCTTCACTGATGAGGCGGATGGCAGCACTCACCGCTGGCACCGTCAACGCGCGCTCGGCGCCGATCGAGCCTGCCGGGACGCCGAACAGCGCGAACAGCTCGGGCGATGGATTGGAAAGCGACTTCGTCTCGGCCGGCGGTTCGGATTTTCGTTGGAATGGCCATCTCATGTGGCGGCCTTCGCGAACGCTTCGCGCGCCTGCTTGATGATGTCGTCCCAAATCGGTCGGAGCGGGACGTAGAGGGAGGATTGCGTGATGCTGAACGCGGCGCTGTGGGTGCAAAGCTGGAGTGTGGTTTTCCCAGCATCGGTTCGAACCAACAGGATTTCATCGCGGATCGGGCCATCGCTCTCACCGATCTCGTCGGCGAACCTTGCGGCGTTATACATCGCCACCCGCACACCGACGCCGTAAGCAGTCAGGTCGCGAACGATGGAATAGAAGAAGATGTCCAGGGCGGAAAACCATACGCGATGGCCCTGCTTGACGCCCAGATATTTTGTCGGGTTGCGTGCATGCCAGGTGCGGAAGGTGTCTTCCGGCACGTTGGCGATTTCGGCCGCTTCAGCCACGGAGAAGCTGGCCGCAAGATGGAATTTAGCCATTTGCTTGCCTTTGGTTGAGTGCCGAAACCGGCGTTAGGTATAAAAAAAGCCGCAGCACCTCTCGACCTTTGTGGAGGTCTCCGTGCTGCAGCTTTCGTGGATTCCGATGCGGGTACATCCGTCGTCATCGGGAAACAGCGCCGCTGCTTGCGGGACAAGCAGCGGGCGATCGACATGCGGCAAGGAGGGAACCGCACGGATCTGGGGAATGGTGGCCGGGTGGACAGTCCGGCCGGCGCCGCGGACGCAGCGCAGCCCGCATGAGCGGGATTCTTATCTATCGGGGAGATGGCGCACTGCCGACGCGGCGTTCGCTCTGAATTGGGAGATGGCGGGCCTAGCCCACCATCCAACTCTCGAGCCGGTCGCGGGCGGCCCGAAAGCAAAAGGCGCCCACTGAAGAGCGCCTTACTTACTATAACCGCCGGGAGCGGGATTTGGGGTACCCCTACGCCGCCTTCGCTGCCGTGCCATCCAACGCCAGGTCAATGCGCCAGTGCCTTGCCGCGATATCCAGACCCAAGTCTACCAGCGCCCGGCCTGCACCAGCCGCGCCCTTCTTGCTCATGATACCCCTCGAATTTCCGACCTCTTCCAGCGTGGCGCGATCTACGACTGCGAGTTCGAATGGATCCAACAACTGGCCGAGTTTACCGCGAAGAATTGCAAACTCCCGCTTGGCATCGATGCGGCTTATGATCATGGCGTCGCCATTGAATGGCCTCGGCACGGCCTTGCCGGCGCGCTTGGTCGTGCCCCATCGGGAAGCGCCCCATGATCGCTGGGCCAGGCTTAAAATGAAGGTCAGCGGAGGGCTTAGCGG